TACAATCTTATAAAGTTGGCAACACAGAAATGATGCTGGTACATTGCGGAACTACTCTTTATAAGATTGTAGGCGATACAAGAAATGTTTTGTATACTGGCTTAAATCCAAGACAGAGTAACAGCTTTATTTACAACAACATTTGGTACTTTAAAGATGGCATTAACTACTTGCAGTACGACGGACAGACAATTGGCGAAGTAGTAGGATATGCACCGACCACGACCATAGGAAGAAAGCCTAGCGGTGGTGGCACGAAGTACGAAGATGTAAATATGCTTACTGGTATTCGAGTAAATACCTTCTTGGGCGATGGAAAAAGCACAGATTACTATTTGGACGCACAGAACATTGACAGCGATTTTCAACCACTTGTATTTGTTAATGACGAAGAAGTAAGTCCATCGACTTATGAAGTTGACGCAGTAGGTGGAAGAATTATCTTTGCGAAAGCACCTGTAGAACCATTAACAGTAGGACAGGACAATGTAAGGATAAAGTTTAGAAAGACCGTAGCAGGCTATAGAAACCGAATTAATAATTGCACTCTATTACAGGTTTTTGATAATAGGGTGTTTTTTAGTGGTAATCAGGACTACCCAAATGTTGTTTGGCATTGCAGTTTAAATGATCCGACGTATTGCAGTGACTTGGACTACTACAACGAAGGTTTAGACCTTGCAGAAGTAACAGGGCTTGTAGCTGGCAATAATGCTTTGTGGGTATTTAAAGAACCTTCACAGGCAAATACAACCGTATTTTATCACAATCCTGTTATTGATAATGAGTACGGCAAAATCTATCCCAGCGTACATTCCAGCATAACTACAGGTTGTGTAGGTAAAGCAATCAATTTTAATGATGATATAGCCTTTTTCAGTGAAAGAGGAATGGAAGGCATTAATGGGGATGTTACCACAGAGCAGGTAATCGCTCATAGAAGTTCGTTAGTAGACAGAGTATTGACTGCCGAGAAAAACTACAAAGATATGCTTTTAGAAGAATGGGAAGGCTACTTGATGATTTTCATTGACGACAAAGTATATCTTGCAGACAGTAGGGCGAAATTCGAGAATGAAAACCATGTCGAGTACGAGTGGTTTTATTGGCATTTAAGCGAAGTGATTACTTGCACCAAGGTTTATAAGGGTGTCTTGTATTTAGGCTCTAAAAATGGCGTATACACGCTTACAGACACATCCAGCGACGTAGAAAGCTACTGGACTACGCCACTTGATAAGTTTAAGCATCCACACTACCAAAAAACCACGAATAAAAGAGGTTGCGTAGTGGAAGCAACAGGGGATATTTCGGTATTCGTTAAGACCGAAAAGACAGAATGGGAACTTATCGGAGAATACAAAAATGTAACAGACTATTTTACAAGCAGAATCAAGCGTAAGAAGTTTAAAGACTTGCAGTTGAAATTCCATTCCGACACAAGATTCAGCTTAGAAACAGCCACAATAGAGTGTTTTGTCGGTGGCTACATAAAACGCTAGAAAGGGGTAAAACATGGCTACCAATTACGACATCAATTATGATGATGAACGCTTTAAACAGGTGGAATCAGGCAAACAGCAGGCATTAACCGATGTTGAGAACACCTATGACGGCATGATAGGCGAAACTGATAAATATTATCAGGCTCAAATTGACGCTTCAAAGGAATGGGCGAATACTCAGCAACAGTTACAGCAGGATAACACCGATTTTGCTATAGAGCAGATAGAACAGCAGAAAGAGCAGGCAAATAAAGATTACACCAAAGAGCAGGCAGGGGCTTATGTAGATTGGCAGAAGCAGAGTAACGCTTACGGCGTAAATGCTGAACAGATGGCACAAAGCGGACTTGCGAATACAGGTTTTAGCGAATCTTCTCAAGTAAGTATGTATAACACATACCAAAACCGAGTAGCAACCGCTAGAGAAAGCTATAATGTGGCAGTTTTAAACTACAATAACGCTATTAAGGATGCACAACTACAGAATAACAGCAAATTGGCTGAAATTGCATATACAGCGTTACAACAGCAGTTAGAATTGTCTTTGCAGGGCTTCCAGTACAAGAATCAGCTTCTTCTTGAGCAGGCTAACAAGAAAATGGAAGTTGATAACACATATTACAACCGTTATCAGGATGTATTGTCACAAATGAATCAGGAAAATGCACTTGCAGAAGAAGTACGACAGTACAATGAGAATATGGCATTGCAGAAACAGCAGTTTGCAGAAGAAAAGCGTCAGTTTGAAATGTCATTTGCAGAAGAAAAACGGCAGTTTGAGCAGTCTTACGCATTGGAAATCAAGCAGTTTGATGAAAATATCCGACAGTTTAATGAGGAAATGGCAAGACTTAAGAAGAAAGACGCACAGGAACACGCTATGGAGATTAAGCGTTTAGAGTTGCAGAAGAAGCAAATGGAACAGGCAAAACTTGAAGCACAGAGAGATTACGAGATTAAGCAGAAGCAGTTACGGATGCAACAGGAACAGTTTGCGAAAGAACTGAAATTCAAGGAATCGCAGTTGGCAGAAAGCAAGCGACAAGCTAATTTGGTAAATGACAATTCAGTGAAGATTAATAAGGATAATGGCAAAAAAAATATTCCATTCTTTACTAACTACAATCAAGCGTCAGCATGGATGAAGTCACAAGGCGTTGCATCTGGCGACGGTGGATTGATGGCAGAAAGAGAATGGATGGATAGAAAGGCAAGGGGCGGACAATCCGCAGAGTTAAAATATCCTACATATCAAGCATACATTAACGCCTATGTAGAATGGAGAGTTGAAAACCCACAAGGATAAAGGAGTAGCAATATGGCATCATTTCAGGAATATACATATAAAAAACTGAAAAAGGATAAGAAAACAAACTTGTCATTCCAAGACTATACGGAATCTTTGTTAGAAAAATACGAGAACGAGGAAGATATTGCACCAATTAGTGAACTCTACGGAAATCAAGGTGGTTCACGCCGTTTTGATGACGGTACAGTTATCCGAAGTAAAGAAGATAAGGACGGCAATATTCTTGAAAGTGATAGAGTGAAATTTGAACCTGAAGAAAAGAAACTTGACTTTTTCCAGTTGGGCTCAAAGATTGGCGACAAAAAAGGTTTTTGGAATCGTGTTCTTGATGTTCCGCAAGCTTTTTTGGGCACTATAGCAGATACAGGTGTAGGTATTGTAAAAGGTGGTGCTGGTTTAGTTGAAGGCGTAAAAGACTTAGGACAGTATGGAGTTGCTGGTGTTGCTGGTCTGTTCGGTGCTGACGAATACGCAGAAGAAATGAAGAAAAAAGCACAGAAAAACAGTGTGCAGGATGCCTTCAAAGGTGTAGATAATTGGCTGGATCAGTATTCCGTATTGGGCGACACTTCCGATTCCATTACACAAGGTTTAGGTCAGGTTGGTACGATTCTCCTTACAGGTGGCTTGGGTTCAGCAGGTGGTTTAAGCGTTGCTGGTACAACTGCATTAACGACAGGTACTATGGGCTTAAGTAGTATGGGTTCAGGTATGAGTGACGCATATAACGACAATGCAACAGATGGCGAAGCATTTGCTTACGGTCTTTCAAAGGGTGCTATTGACGCAGGTACAGAGTTGTTATTCGGTGGTTTGGGTAAGGCAATCGGTGCGGTTGGTCTTAGTAAAGGTATCTCAAGTGCTGATGATATGCTTGCACGAACATTGAGTAGCAAAATAAGTAACCAAGTCGCTAAAAACATGGTTGAGTTCGGTGTTAAGGCATCTGGCGAAGGTTTTGAAGAATTGCTTGCAGGTGCTGGAAATATCGTAATGAAGAAACTTACATACATGGACGAAAAAGAGTGGGGAGAACTCATTGAGGACGAAAACCTGCTAGAGCAGTTTGTTGTCGGTGCCGTAACAAGTGGTATGATTCAGTCAGGCTATATTCCTGCTACTGGAAACGGCAGTTTGAAGGAAGCTAACGCCAAAGGAACTGACTTTATCACAGGCTATACACAGAATGAGCAGACCGTAATCGATAAATTAGTCGAAGAAGAAGTAAAAAAACAGGAAACAGACAGCAAAAAGCTGACTAAAAAGGAAATAGGCGAGATTGAAAAAGAGGTAAAAAACAGTCTTGAACGTGGAGAAATCGACATTGACAAGATAGAAAGTGTTATTGGTGGCGATTTATACACGCAGTACAACGATCTTGCGAAGGAATCACAGGAATACGAACAGCTTTATAAGACAAAAGATATCGAATTATCTCAGGAACAGAGGGATAGAAGGGATGTACTGATAGAAAAGAACAAGAAAAATCCCTATGAAACCGAGTTAATCAGTCTTAAAGAGCGTTTATCACAGGAAATTGACACCAAAACCGCAAATGACACCTTTATTCGTGAGAGTTACAACGAAAAAGGTCGCAGAAGCAAGGCTTTTGAAGCTGATTTAA